GGACGCGTATTCGCTGTTACTCCTACAAAAATGTACGAGATATTTAAGAATGGTACATTTAAAGAGTTAGGTGACGTTGACTTTAGAAGTAGAGTTTCAATGGAGGACAACGGCATTCAAGTTGTTGCTGTAGATGGTTTTAAAGGGTATTACTTTGATGCAAGGGATAGCAGAGTTAAAGAAATAACTAGCGAAGCTTTTTACCCGGCAACAACAGTTACATACCAGGATGGTTATTTTCTGTTTGATAGAAAGGGAACTGGTCAATTCTTCATTTCTGAGCTTCTTGATGTGACATTTGATCCTCTTGATTTTGCAACCGCTGAAGGTCAACCTGACCCACTGGTAGCAATACTTAGTGATCACCGTGAAATATTCTTATTTGGAACGGAAACAATTGAGGTTTGGTATAACTCAGGAGCTTCAGACTTTCCTTTTGAGAGGCATCAAGGCGCATTTATTGAGAAAGGATGTGGCGCTCGCTATTCAGTAGCTAAGCAAAACAATACTGTTTATTTTGTCGGTTCTGACCTAATGGTTTATCAAATGACTGGATACACTCCAATCAGAATAAGCACACATGCAGTAGAAAAAACACTGAAGGGAGTTAGTCTTGATGATGCCTTTGCTTATACATATCAGGATGAAGGTCACTTGTTTTATGTGCTAACAATCCCAAGCAAAGATATTACCTGGTGTTACGACATTTCAACTGGTGCCTGGCATGTTCGCCAGTCTTATCAGTTTGGCCGTCACCAGTCTAACAATGCAATCTTTTTTGACTCAAAAACTTTGGTTGGTGATTTTCAGAATGGTCGCATTTATCAAATGGCCGGGAACTTTTACACCGATGACGGCGAGCCTGTTATTCGTGAGTTCGTTCTTCCAACTGTTAATAATGGTCGAGAGTTCTTAACCGTTGATAGTTTAGAGTTTGATATGGGCACTGGTGTCGGGCTTATTAACGGCCAAGGTAATGATCCAGAATTGCGCGTTTACTTCTCAAAAGACTCAGGAAAGACATACAGCGAAAGCTTTAAGCGTGGTCGCATTGGTAAAGTGGGTGAATACTTAACAAGGGCGAAGGTTAACCGTTTTGGTGCTGCTAGACAGTTCACATTTAAGGTAGAAATATCAGATCCTATCGCTATAGACATAGGGGGGGCGTGGATCGAAGTCAGATGATATAATAAGGGCGGTAGTGTTATCAGCACTGCCGCCCTTTATCAAATTATTAATTGGAGTAATAAGATGACAAGTGAAATTTTAACTCAAAACGAGCTAAAGAGCATACTTAAATACAATAGAAATACTGGCGAGTTTATTAAAAGGTTTTCCTCTGGAAGCACAAAGAAGGGAAGCATTGCTGGAACGGTCCAAAAATCTGGTTATGTTCAGATAGAAATTAACGGTAAAGGCTACAAGGCTCACAGGTTGGCGTGGCTTTATGTGACGGGGGCGTTCCCAAGTGATCAGATCGACCACATTAACCACATTAGATCTGATAATAGCTTTGTAAATCTTAGAGAGTGCAGCAACATTGAAAACTCAAAGAACGCAAAAATGCCAAAGAATAACACAAGTGGCTTTGTAGGAGTAAACTTCAGTAAATCCGTTGGTAAGTGGCATGTAAGGGTTGGTGTAGACGGTGTCCGTGTTCACGTTGGTTATTTCGATTTAAAAGAAGATGCTGTATTAGCTAGAAAAAAAGCAAACGTAGAATATGGCTATCACGAAAATCACGGGGTTAGGTAATGGCTGATAATAAAACTGAAAACCTGGTATCTAAACCGCCGCTTCAAGTTAAGCTTATCGACCAGAACGGGCTTATGGCTCGCGCCTGGTCTGTTTGGTTTCGTGATCTGTACCACCGAGTTGCTTACAAGGGTGGCAATTCTATTGATGAAAACATTGAAGATATAGACCAGCTTGTTGCTGCTGTTGAGGCTAATATAATTTCCATTGCGGAAAACAAAGAAGCAATTGAAACAAATGCTTTAGCTATTGCTCAGAATGCTGAAGACATTGCCGTAAACTCAGCGGCTATTGTTCAAAATGCTTTAGCTATTGCTCAGAACACTGCAAACATTACAGCAAACGCACAAGCAATTGTCTTACTTGCAAATAGTCTTGACGCTCACGTTAACGCAAGCCAGGCTCACAACTCTAACGGTGATGTAGTTGGCTTTAATGATACGGCTACAGAGTCAACGGTTGGCCTGGTTGCTAGAATGGATTCCATTTCTGACGCGGTAGATTCAACGGTTAATATTACTACTGCCGATATTGGGGCAGCTCCGACAGCTTACGATCAGGCTTACACGCAATCAGTAACCGACTTGACGAACGAAAACAAAGCGGCAATAAATCAACTGGCTTCAGACCTTAACGATGCTATTGCGGTTCTTAATAACTTATTGGCAGAGAGCAAAACCTCCGGCCAGATGACAACTTAGTAAGGTAGACTTATGGAAGAAACAAACACAAAACTTGAAGAGTCTAAATCTCTTGCCATTGTTGCGGCGGTATCATCGGTTGATATTGCTGAACGCCGTGGGAAAATTAACGCTCTTGAGTTGGCAATGCTTCAGGAAGAGCAAGTTCCTATTGATGTTAACCACCGCTTTAATGGTGGCATTTATGCGCGTGAAATTACAATTCCAAAAGGAACTTTGCTAACTGGTAGAATCCATAAATTTGATCACTTCGATATTATGCTTAGTGGTGATATTTCTGTTTCAACCGATACCGGGGAAGTTAAGCGCCTTACTGGTTTAAATATCATGGAAGGCAAAGCTGGCAAGAAGCGAGCAGGGTACGCGCACGAAGATACACACTGGATCACGTTCCACTGTTCAGAAGAGCGTAACCCTGAAGAAATGTATGAATTTCTAACTTGCGGCTCATTTGAAGAGCTGGAAGAGTTTAACTATTTACTTGAACAAGCAATGAAGCAAATTGAGCATGATGAAGCTGTATTAACTGAATGCGCTAAAGCTATCGTTGATAAGGGGGATTTATGTCAGTAGTTGCAGCGGCTGTTATTGGCTCTGCTGTTGTTGGTGGGGTGGCATCTTACCAGTCTGGTAAGGCGCAAGAGAAAGCGGCAAAGAGCGCGGCGGCTTCACAAGAAGCAATTGCTGATGAAAACGTGGCACTTCAGCGTGAATTAGCAAACCAGCAACGTGAAGACTTTGCGCCGTGGCGTGATGTTGGTGAGCAAGCATTAAATCAAATGTGGGCTGGTGTTCAGTCTGGTGAGTTTGAGGTTGGTGATATTGATGTAACCAAGGACCCTGGTTATCAATTCAGAATGGATCAGGGTATTGAGGCGCTTGATAAATCGGCGGCGGCTCGTGGTAGACTGCTTAGTGGTGCTCAGCAAAAAGGTGTTACTGATTATTCTCAGAATGTAGCAAGCCAGGAATACGCTAACGCTTATGCTCGTGAGGCTAATGAGAAGGCGCGCAAGTACAATATGCTTTCAGGGTTGTCTTCTGGTGGCCAAGCTTCTGCTGCTGGACAAGCTCAAGCGACTAGCAACCTTGCAGGCACTACCGGAAATATTCTTTCTAACCTTGGCACATCACAAGCTCAGTCTGAATATGCACAAGGACAGGCCAGAGCTGGCGCTTATCAAGGCGTAGCTCAATCGGGAAATCAGGCAGCACAAAACTGGTTAATGTATAAAACTTTGGGGGCTTCGTAATGGCAGCTAATCAATATGGTATCGACTTGGGCGAGATATACCGAACCAAAGCAGCGGTTGAAGGTGCTCGCACTCAAAATAAATTATCCGGTTTAAAGCTTGGTGAAATGGAACGTGAAATTTCAGAGCGGCCAGCAAAAGAGGCGGCTGCTACTGAACGTAAAAACTTGCTTACTGGACTACGCCAAAAAGCGGTTGGTGGTGATGTTAGCGCACAGCAACAATTATTAGCCTTGGATCCTGAAGGTGGTGCAACGTTCATTGATGCTGTAACCAAGATGGATGACCGCAAGATTAAAGCAACTCAGCGATCAGTTGATGAAATGGGCCAACTTTCCGGGTACGTGCTTCAAGGAAAAACACCTGAAGAACAGGCTAGGCGTTATCAGCTAATGCGCCAGGGCGTTTCACCTGAAGTGCAATCAAAGCTACCGGAGCAATATGATCCGCAATTCATGGAACTGTCACTATCTAAAGCTATGGCAATGGATAAGCTACTTGAAAACCCTAAAGCTATTCAGGTAGGTGGCGAAGATGTTGTTTATAAGGCTGGCCGAGAAGTTGAGCGCAAGACTCGCCCGGTTAAAACTTCCGACAATGGTTCTGATGGTGGTGGTGTTAAGTCGGCTGATGAAAGCTTGATGTATCGCCAGTCAGTTGAATTGCTTGGCGGTCTATTTGATCAGGCTGGCAATATTACCAATCTCGATCCTACTGTTAGAAACAAGGTCCAGGGTATTGCTACCGAAGCAACTAACATTTTCCGTGAAGGTGGTGTAACTCGATCACAAGCCGTTAAACAAGCGGCTCAGAAGTTTGGGCTTGAAGTTCCTGACGCTGGTAGTACAGTTGATAATGACCCTTTAGGCATTCGATGATAAACGAGCCCTTTAATTAGGGCTTTAATACAGGAGAGCCGCCGTGAGCGAGTTCATACAAAGCTTTAGAGAACAAAACCCTCAATACAATGATATGGCTGATGACCAACTGGTTACAGCTCTTCATGGTAAATACTATTCAGACATTCCCATTGAACAGTTCAATCAAAAAATTGGCTTTCAAGTCGCACCGATTGACCCGGCCGTTAGTGATCCAGTAGCAGAGCAAGAGCCTGGTTTAATCGCACAACCAAGACCACAAGATCCTGTTTCACCTATGACTGGTTACGGTGCCTCTTCAGATATTCCACAGCAACAACCTGTTGACGGCTTTACTGGTGCCGCAATGAAGGCACCTGAAGAGCAAAGCATGTTAGAGCTTGTTAGTGGCAAGCTTAAAAACTGGGGCGCTGGCGCTGGTGAGCGAGCTGGTGACGTTGGTGGCGCATTACTTCAGACTATTGAAACGGTTGGTTCTGGACTTGAACAGAAGTTTCCTATGGGCGGCCTTGTTTGGGAAGATGGTGACATTATCCCTTCTGTACTTGGTCCTGAAGAATGGGCTAAGCGAGAAGCTAAACCGATCCTAACTAAAGGTGCTGACGTTCTTAAAGGTATTGATCTTGGCTATCAAGAAAAAGTCGGATGGGAAGACGTTAAAAAGTCATTCTCTGAAGGTGGTCCATTGTCCGGTAGCGCTTATGCTGACGTTTTAGAATACGGTCTTGAACAAGGCGTTAAGTCGGTCCCTGATATGGTGGCGGCTATTACTGCTTTGCCTGCTTACATCTTTGCCCGTTCTGGTGAGATTGGTGAACAGAGAGCCCAAAACAAAGGTAAGGAAAGTGCTGAGCTTGAAGATGTTCTTGAAGCTGCGCCTTTTGCTGTTGCCGCTTCATTGCTTGAGCGTATCGGTGCCAAAGGTATCACCCAAGCTGGAAAAGAAGAGATCGGAAAAGAAATCTTGAAAGCTGGCATTAAAGAATCAACCAAGCGTGTTGCTGCTGCTGGCGGCAAGGCCATGACCAAAGAAGCGGCCACTGAAGCAATTCAGGAAGGCATGATTGAATATGTTGGTGAACGTTACGGCACTGACGTTGCGATGGATTGGAAAGAGGCACTTGATCAGGCTGCGGCTGGCGCTGTTGCTGGTGGTGTATTTGGTGGCACTGGCGGCGGTGTTATGGCTACTGCTAACGAGATCAATTATTCACCTGAGAAGGTTATCGCTAAGCAGCTTGAAAAAGATATTGAAGCTACTGAGGTTGTAGGCACTGAGCAAGCGGCTATTGAAGCGCTATCACCTGAACAGGCTCAAATCCAGAAAGAGCAAAAACCGCAACAAAAACAAGAACTTAAAGCAAAAGAAGGGGAAGCTAAACCTGATCCAGTAAAGCCAGTTGCAAAGCAAGAGTTTGAAATTGATAAGGCTCAAACCACTGAGCAAGATCCTGTTGCGCTTGAGCTTCCTGAAGAGAAGCCAGTTAAGCAACAAATCGTTGGCAAGGAAGTTGTTGAAGCGCCGATTGAAGAAATAGCGATTAGCGAAGACGTTCCTCAATTCAAAGAAGGCGCTAACGTTAAAGGTGTTGTTGAGCCATTGGGCGGCAAGTTTGAAAGAACTGGCGTTGCTCCTGTTCAAATATGGGTCCGTGAAGATGGTCGCAAAGAGGTGATCAGCGGTCGCCACCGTTTAGACTTAGCTGAACGTAGTGGAGAAAAAACAATCCCGGCTCAATATCATTATGAGTCTGAAGGTTTCGGAGCAGATCAGGCGGCTGTGCTTGATGCCATGCTTAATATTCGTGAAGGTCAAGGTAAGGTAAAAGATTATGTCGATTTCATCAAAGCAACAAAACCAAGAAAACAAGAAGCAGAGTCACAAGGAATACTGGCAAGGCAGACGGGCAAACGGGCTTTCACAATCGCAACTGAAGGAAGTGATGCGCTCATTACCAGCCACCGAAACGATCAGCTAACTGACGAGGCCGCAACTCGCATAGCTGAAGCAGCACCACGTAATGAAAAGCTTCAAGCTGTTGGTATCAAGGCCATTCAAGAAGGTAAGACTATTGCTGTTGCTGAAAACATGGTTAAAGCCGTTAAAACCATGACAGACGAAACCGCACAGCAAAGTGGTGATCTGTTTGGTTTCGATGACTCTGCTATGGTCGAGGCTGAAAACCTGGCGAAATCAGCAGTTAAGAAACAAAACGAAATTCAAAAAACTTTGTCGGCGGTACAAGGTGCAGCTAAGCGACCAGAGTTAGCCGCTAAAGAAGGCGTTGACGTTAAAAACCCTGAAGCTATTAAGGCCCGTATTGCTGAACTGAAAGAGCAAAAGCGTGATTGGCAAAACTGGCACACTAACCCTAAGTTAACCCAAGAGCTTAAAGCTCAACCTGAAAAGGCGGTAACTGATGAGAAGCCAGCGATCACGGAAGAAGCTAAAGCACCAGCACCAGAGCCTGCGGCGCAACCTTCACCTAAAGAGAAGGATAACTTTACCAACTGGAACGCTAAAGATAGTGAAGGCGGTCCGGCTGAGCAGTCATTCACTCGCGGCGAATATGCCAAGGCAGTAAAGAGCGACAAGGATAAAACTTTCTTTGATGGTGGTGAAATCGAAGGAATTTCTCAAGCCAAGCAGCAAGCAAAGATTAAAGGCGTATGGCATGACTTTGGTTCTATCGTTAAAGCTGATAAGCCAGAGCCAATTAAAAAGCCAACTAAGCCAATGTCTGAAGTTGTCGAGTCTGTTAGCAAGAAGAAAGGCAAAGGCTTGACTGATGCTGATAAAGTGCCAGCGCCTAAAGCAGACTACGCCACTGAGCCAGCTCAAGCTTATCGCTCTTTTATGGAATCGGTAGCCAATCAAACCGCTACTGTTGCCGAAATTAAAGCCGATGCTGAAAGCCTGGTTAAAAACAAGGACGCTATTATTGCCAAGATGAGTGATCGCAAGTTCACCAAGGCAATGCTTCAGCAAATAACTCACTCACCACGGTCTGATCTCAAAAAGCCTCAAATGGTTAAGAGCGCTTATGAGTCAATGCTCGCGGCTCACGTTATGGGTGATGCTACGTTTACCATCTTCGGCGGCTCTAAAACCTACGAACAACAAATGATGGAGAAAATTAACAAGCAGACTCAAGCTGATGTTGACGCCGCTTATGAGAAGCAACGTGAATACCGAGCTCAAATGAAGCAGCGTAAAGACGAGTTTGTTAAATCGCTATCTAACCCGGAAACCTTACCAGAGTTTAAAGAGTTCATCCGTGTTCGCGGTAAAGACAAAATGAGCCCTGAGCAGTTGGCTGCTTATGACGAGCTTGTTGCTGAATCAATGGCAGAAGTTAAGCCTGAAGTTGTCAAAGCTGAAGCTGAAGCCGTAACCACTGAGAGAGCTCAAACCAAGCACACTAAAACGGGTGCGGATCTGTTTGTGGTTAAAATGGTTGGCCGTGTACCTAAAGAGCAATTCAGAGAGTTAAGCGGAAAGGCTAAGCAGTTAGGCGGCTATTACTCTTCTTACTCAAAAGGTGACGCAATACCAGGATTCCAATTTAAAACGGTTGAAGCGGCTGATCAGTTTGAACAGTTGCTATCTGGCAAAGATGTGGATAAAAGCGACTTCGCAGAAGCTAAAGCTGAAGTGAAGCAGTCAAAGAATGCTGACAAGCTTCTAAATATGGCTGAAAAGATGGAAGCCAAGGCCACGGAGGAGATTAACCGACCAAGACAGGCTAACACATCAAGACGCGCTTCAATGGCCGCTAACGCCACTGAGAGAGCTGAGAAACAACTCGCTTTAGCTAAGACGGTTCGAAATATCGCGGTCAAGCTTCAGGAAGGTGAACTTAAACACCTAGGCCAAATGAGCCAGGTTACACAGCTTGAGGAGTTAATAAGCATACAAAACAGAGCTATACCGAATGATTTGTATGAGAAAGGTTCATTTGATGGTTACACCATTAACAGGCCATTGAAAGAGGGCGTTACCGTTGAGGATTATATTGCTAACGTTAAGTACCCATCAATAGAGGTTTACGGTTCAAATATGAAATCGTTATCAGAGAAGCTATCTGGTAAGAAGGGTTTCATGCGAATTTCAAAAGAAATACTTAAACTACCAAGCGCAAAGGCTAGGGGTGATTGGAAAGTATTAAATGACGTTCAATACAAGAAACTTTATGAGGCCGTTAAAATTGGTTTTATCAATGAGTATGATATTGGTGGTTTCGCTGTTGATAGGCATAAAACAATAGGCAGACTTGAAAAGCTAGGCATCACAACAGAGGAGCAGTTACGCGCCGCCATTCGTGAGCTTGATTCTCTTCGAGTGGCCAAGCGACAAGAGGACCCAGTTAAAAAACTAGAGCGTGATTTGGTTGGTAAGAAGATTGAAGGCTTCTTTCCTACGCCTACGCCATTAGTTGATCAGATGATTGACTATGCAGACATTAAACCAGGGCATGAGGTTTTAGAGCCTTCCGCTGGTAAAGGTAACATTGCAGATCAGATCATGGTTTCCGCGCCGGATGCCTCTCTTGATGTTGTTGAATACAACACTTCTCTTGCTTCATTGCTTGAGGTGAAAGGCTATAACGTTGTTGGTAATGACTTCCTTGAATACTCCGGCAAGCAGTATGACCGCATTGTGATGAATCCACCGTTTGAAAACTTCCAGGACATTGACCATGTAAAACATGCTTATGACCTGTTGAAGCCTGGTGGAAAACTTGTGGCTATCATGGGTGCTGGTGTGAAGAACTCGCGCAAGAAGGCGGTTGAGTTCCGTGAATGGATTGATGATGCTGGCAGTTACATTGAAGACTTACCAGAAGGGAGCTTTAAAGGCTCAGAGCGTTCGACTGGCGTTAATACTGTAATGGTGACGATTGAGAAAAACGACACTAACACGCTTAACTATAAGAAGGATGACAGCAAAGTTTCACCTACACCTGAAGACGGTGAACGTGTATTTCATGCGCCTGGTCATAACTTCATTGGCATGTTCCGTTCAACTGGGATACCTGAGCGCCGTGACTTTGTAACCATTGAAGGCCGAAAGTTAAAGATACCTGATGCGCCGCAACGCATTGAGCCGATCATGAGCAAGTTGATTAAGATAACTGGCCGCCGTATTTACTTTGGAAAAATTAAAGGTAAATCTGCTGAAGGTTTCTATCGCCCCAACGTTGGCGAGATCAGAACGCGCCGCAAGAATGACGTTGAAGTATTAGCGCATGAAATGGCCCACTACCTTGATGTGTATTCAAATATCACTTTGCCTAACTTCCAAAAGCTTTATAAAGATCCAAAGTATTCTAGTGAAGTGGCGGCGCTTAGCTATACCGATGCTGATCCGAAGATTGAAAAAATTGAAGGGTTCGCTGAGTTTGTTCGCCTATGGCTAACGAATGCCAATGAAGCACAATTGAGAGCGCCTAAGTTTTATGATGCGTTTACCAATGAGTTAGCGCGTGATCGCAAGCTGCTTAATCCTATGCGTGATATGCAGGACCTAATGCACAAGTTCTACTTCCAGGGACCAGATAAGCTAGGCCAAGCGTTAATTGGTCAAGACGTTTCATTCAAGCAGCGTTTTAACGAGTGGGCTTATCGCCGTGACTCGCGTATTCGTCAGCAAGTTATCGACCGTTTCCATGCAGCTAGAAAGGTTGAGCAAGAGCTAACCCGTAAAATTGGAACCGTTGAAGAGTCAGCTTGGAAGCAATTCAGAATTGCTAATGGTGGTGCGGAAGGTATTTCTGATTACATTCTTAACTATGGCACCGTTCAATTTGACGAGAAAGGCGATCTGAAGCGTAGCGGTAAAAGCTTGCATGAAGTTATGGAGCCAGTAAAAACAATCAAGCTAAAGACTGAGCATGAAGGTGATCAGAAAATTGATTTACTAATGCGTTATTTTGCTGGCCGCCGAGCGTTAGAGCTTCACCGCCAGAAGCGTGAAAACCTAATCCCTAAAGAAACCGCTAAGGAATGGGCTCGCCTTGGTAAAGATTACCCGGTGTTTGAATCTATCCAGAAAGAATACCAACAGTTTAACGATCGCATGATGGATTTTTACGAAGAGGCCGGAATGGTTACACCTGAAGGCCGTAAAACCATGAAGTCAATGAATAAAGACTATGTGCCTTTCAACCGTATCCGTGATCAACTTGCTGGTGGTAAAGGTTCGGCTAGTGCCGGGTTCCAAAAACTTAAAGGTGGCACCGCTAACCTGAATGATATTTTAGTAAATATTCAAGACGGCATAACGGCAAACGTCCGATCAGCATTAAACAACCGAGCCAAGCAAAGACTTTATCAATACATTTCAGGTCATAAAGACGGGGCAATTTTTGCAACCAAGATAGCGCCGGACTCTAAACCTGTTCAGGTTTACGCTGATGAAATGCAAGCTAAGATCAGTAAAGTGCTTGAGGCTAACGGAATTAAGATAGAAGGCGATCTTGATTTAGCCAGTAAAGAGCTGCTTACTTTCTGGCAACACGGTGTTGCGCCTCGCGTTAATGAGTCGGGCAATATCGTTGATTCAGTGATCATTAATGGCAAGCCTAAGTATTACGAAGTTCAAGATCCATTACTTCAAGAAATGCTTATGTCAATGAACCCTGAAAGCTATAGCTCATTTATGAATGTGATGTTCGGTGTTAAAAACTTCTTTACCCGTACCATTACGCTAGGAATTGAGTTCACCTTGGCTAACCTGGTGCGTGATACGGTTGGCGCGACATTCCTTAGCAAGAATAACTTCAAGCCGTTTATCAGTTCGTTCCAGGGAATGTATTCGTTTTTAGCTAAAGACAAATATTACCAGGACTTTATTCGCTCAGGCGGTGGTCACTCTAGCCGCCTTGAAGGTGCTACTCGTGACAGCCAGGCAAGACGAAGAGTCAAGCTTGATGAATTTGGCGTTATGACTGGGCCAGAAAGGTTGCTAAGCAGTATTGATAATTTAGCTAGTGCTTTTGAATATGGCACTCGCATTGGTGAATACAGACTTGCCAAGAAAAACATGAAGTCTGATATGGACGCTGGTTTTGATGCGAGAGAGATCTCCACTGACTTTAGTGTTCTTGGTGCTAACAGGTTCCTGACTGGCTTCATTCGCACAGTTCCGTTCCTAAACGCGATGGTTCAATCACTGGATCGTGTATTTAGAGAAGCGGCAGTAAGCAAGCGTTATGACGGGAACCCTACGGCTATGGCTATGAAGGCGTTTCTTGGTATTACGGTGCCGACTCTGATCCTTTATTTGGTGAATAAAGATGACGAAGATTACAAAGCAATACCGGATTACGAAAAAAGAACTAACTGGCATATTAAAATCGGTGACGGTCAGTTCGTTAAAATTCCTCGTCCTTATGATGTTGGTTTTGTTTATGCAACGATGTTTGAGTTATTTGCAAAGTATGTAGAGGATGACAAGGGCAAAGAGTTTGCTGATGGGATGTTGTGGACCATGACGCAGATGTACGGAATTGATGGCACTCCGGCCATGATGACAGGATGGTGGGACCTGGTTAGAAATGAGAAGTGGACAGGTGCACCAGTTGTTCCGCAATCACTTTCTGATGTTGAGGCTCCTGAACAGTACACCTCAAACACAAGTGAAACCTTTGTTCGTATGGGCGAAGCTTTAGGCATAAGCCCTATCAAGGCTGAGCACATGTTTAAGGCGTACACTGGCTATCTTGGTGGGTACTTAATGGCTGGCACTGATCACCTTCTTTGGGATGAATCCAAGTTTGGAGAGAAGCCAGATCGTAAGTTGTCGGAAAATGTATTTTTACGCCGCTTCCTTACTCCTGATGTTCGCCCGGCAACAGCAAACATGGAGAAGTTTTTCAACCTTAAAGAGCAGTCTGATAAAATAGTTTCAACCTTCAAGCAAACCGTTGACGTTCGCAGACAAATAAAAGGTCAGAGCGGTACTGGTAAGTTTAAGGATGACAAGTTTTACGGGTTGTCAGGCAAAGAGAAAGAAGTTCTATTTGGCCTGAATGATTCTATGAATCAGTTAATTAAGCTAATGTATGGTAAGGAAGGGATTAAAACCGCTGAGCTGAAAATTAAATATGATAAAAATTTGTCTGGCGCTGAAAAGCGTGAACAAATGGATAAGCTATGGCTTGCCCGTAATAATGCGTTTAATAAATACTATCAACAAGCTAATCAGGCTCTACAAAAAGCCAGACGAGAAGCTAAACAGGAGAAATAACATGGCAGTCGCAATGATTGGTCCGAAGTTTTACGCTTGGGACAGAAATGGCAAGCCTCTAGCCTTTGGTAAGCTTTATACCTACCAGGCTAGAACAAACGTTCCGAAACCAACCTACCAATCTGAAGACCAGATTATTGAAAATACCAATCCGGTCATTCTAAACGGTGAGGGTTACGCCAATGTGTATTTGAGCGGCGCTTACAAAATGGTACTCAAAGACGATAAAGATAATGAAATATGGTCCTCTGATCCCGTAACTTCAGCAAGCAATGAGGAGTGGGTTAATTGCGTAAGCGCATCATATTTAGGAGTTGATACGTTTTCAATTGCAGGTAATTTTGTTGATAAATACGACAAGGGGAGAGCTGTTAGGTTATCAAATTCAGTTAGTTATTTTTATTCAACAATAAAAACGGCCTCTTACGCAGGTGGGGAGACTGTAGTTGTTGTTTCAGATCCTATAGTTCCCGTTGATCTTGCTTCGTCTTGCGTTTCAATAGTCGGTTTAAAAAGTACAAATAATGATGATAGATATTCAGTTTATTTTGATACAGTCAATGACATGGTTAGTAATACAATTGGCGTTAACTTTAAAGATGGAATGAAAATAAAGGCTAATGGGTTTAACCAGTCGTTTGATTGTAAAGAGATTAAATATGACGTTGTCGTTTCGACAAAATACACCGTAGACGCTGAAGGTATATTGTATTTCCGTCTTGATAATGGGTTGTATGCTGAACTCTCAGATAGAAGTTACGCATCTACAAATCAAGCCGGAATTTTTGGCGATGAAACTGAATACCAAACAACGCACACATATAAAAACACCACGTACCAAGTAACAAAATTCACTAAAGAAAAATCGGTATCTTCCTCTTTAGAGGTGTTGATAAACAATGTAACTACTACTGAAATAGACGATGGTAATTATTATTTGGGAAATTTAGTTCGAATTAATAACTCGCATAAGAGAATAAATTCAAACTCAAAATACACTAACAACCTAATTCACAATGCGATAGTTGTTGCTGATGGGGTTAGCGATGTTAAATTCTGTTCGGTTGGATTTACTGGGGAAATTATAGATCCACCAGTGCCACTGCCAATCACTTCTAATCCAGGCTTACAGCTTGACCCTGGTTACGTATGGTTTCAAGACTATGCGCTTTTAGGGTACGGTGAAGCTGCAGTACAAGCAGAGGCAAACACATCTGAAAACATTGGTAGCATTGAGTTTAGCAACTGTCGTTTAATTGGTCGCGCCAACGGGTACGCAATGGATCAATCAACGGTCAACCGATTAAGAAACGTGTTCCAGTATAATGAGGTTACAAATATATGGTATCACGGTGTTGGAACAAGAACGTGTGAGAGCTCGCTTGTTGAAAATAACGTGTTTACAAAAACACAAGTCGGGCTTGCTTATGACTCATCAACAGGATCGAAAAATTCACAGTTCCTAAATAATGTAGGCAAAGAGCTATCTGGCTTCTTTAAAGCTGAAAGCCTTGCAGGGTTTGCAAACGAGACGTTCACAGCAACGGGCAACAACATGTCATCAGCATCTGCTGGTAATCAGCTCAGTCAATACATTTGCCGATTAACAGGAACTTACTATAATGTTTATAACAATGATTTCAACTGGTTTGATGACAAGTCAAATGTAAGCGCAGGCCTAGTGTCTTTATCTGCTGGTCAAAATAACTTTAAAAACAACAGGATCCTAATCAGCGCAAGCGTGGCACCTGTCGCGGTTTTCACTGCATTACCGTATCACGAGGAGGGATTTACATTTTTTAATGTTGATGTGGACGACAATACGATTGAATCTAACGTGATACTACCTGTTATTCTAAACATAAGAAATACTGGTGCAGTCTCCACATCAGACCACATGAAATTTACTGATAATAAGATTCATGGAAGCTTTCTCGTTGGAGTTACCTCTGAGCTGACATACCCGTTAACCATTGGTGTTTTATCTGTAACTAACAATAAAACAACGGGCGGCGACTTCTTGAAAATACTAAGTGGTGCATTAACAACCACAGACATTGAGGTTAACAACAACAATCACAAATTTGATAGATCTGGAACCCTTGTAAATTTACAGCATGGTGAAATATCAAATGACGCGAGCGTAATCGGAAATGTAGCAGGGCATAAATTTGGCTTTTCTGGGTCTGATGTTGACCCTACATCGTTTGTTGAATGTCGGGTTGCGAATTTTGGTACTGATTTATTATTACAAAAGAACGTGATCGAGGTATCCAACACTCTTGCCATAATTACAAATGAACTGCCTCTTAGGGTTTCAATCACTAATAACGACTGGACATTAACAGGAACAAGCTCAAATTCAAACAAGCTTTACTACCCCTCAGTTACTCAATATTTATCGGCTGGGAACACGCTACTTAACAGATCTGGAACCCCTGTTGTAGAAACCGTGGGAACATTTAACTCAGAAAGAAAGGCTTTTGTTCCTGAATTTACGGGGTCAACGTATACAATAACCCAGATTTAAAAAGAATTAACATTTAAAGGCAGAAATGATCTGCCTTTTTTTACTCTATTATTCATTGAGTTGCTTTTCAAGCTCTCGGATTTTTGAATTTAATTGCGTTCTAAATTCCTCTAGATCTCCCCAAGCCCACTTAACTGGTTCGGAATGAGTCTCGCAATAGTCAATTATTGCCTGTCCTTCTTCTTCACCAAACCTATCAATCAAACCTTGCTTGTACCCCCTTGTTGTTTTAGTGCCGGATATATCACCGGATAAATTCATATTGCATCGGTGGTTATGTTGAAGGAATGTATTTTTTCTGTCATAGCGCAAACCAGACTGAGCGCCGCGAGTTTTAAAGTGACCGCAACACCACTGATCACCACCAATAGGGCGGCCACAGCTAATACATTCAGGCTCTAAACCTCTTTCTTTAAACCACAATTTTTCCTCAAGAACGCGCATCTTGTTAAATGCCTTCTGAGTTAAACCGTGTTGCCACTTCAGATCACGCCTTTTTGCTTCCTTGCTGGCTGCTCGTGATGCTTTATCATCTTTCGCTTGCGCTTGCTTAACTATCTTCTTCGACTTACTTACAAGCTTGCTGGTTTGCTTTGTGGCGTAATCGTATCGGCAATTTTTATCACAGAAAAAACCGATAGGCGCAACTATTCCTTTGTCGGCTTCCTTATATTTTTTACAATAGGTACATCTTCTTTTTGCATTTGCCACTAGAAAAAGCTCATTAGTTGGTTGTAGGTATTATCATCGGCAGTTTTGAAAACATGCTTCATTGCCGATCTGATAAGCGCGTTATAGCAATCTTCAAATTCTTCCTGGCTCATTGACGAGAACGAAAGCGATTTTGCTTCAACCCTAACGTCACCGTGAATACTAACGTGCTGATCATAGAACCCGGCCAACACAGTTAAGTGATTGCGGAAAACGTCAAACTGCTTAGTTTCGCTTTGAAATTCGTTGTCACCTTTCCAGTAGTTAAAGCAAAAATTGAAGAATGCGAAAACTTTACGGTGAAACTTTGGGTTTCTGGTTAGCTTGATCTCAATGGTGTACTGCTCGCCCGTCTTGAATTTATTAAGCTTTTCCAGTTCCATATCTGAAGCCGGGCAAAGAACGCCGCCCGGTTGCTTTATCATTTCAACTTTCATCGTCTTCACCTAGCTGTTCAATGAGGCTGTCACCGATAAGCTCAAGCATCCAAGTACAGTTATTATCTTCAGCCACTAACTTTATGAGCTCGTACTCTTCCGGCTCGCATGGATAGCAATCTTCTGGCGGTCCACTATAGAAACCTGGTGAAAATGGTGTATGATTAAACGTAAGCACTGCTTCTACTTCAGTGCCGTTTATATCCAGTGTCACCGTTTTTGTGTATTTCATGTTATTACTTCCTTTTCTACTTTGAACTGACCTAGCCGTTTTGGTTAGGTCATTTTTTTACTTCTCATAAAAGCCAGGTCTAAAGTCGTACTCAATCACTCTTGAAGGTGCTTTAAGTCCTATCGGTGTGATTATGCCAACCGCACAACTAAACTTAGGACCTTGCTCCTTCCCGTTTTTATCCAGGAACTTTGAGCCGTCCGGACTTAAAAATTTAAGTCTGAATGGCATTTCAATGAACGTGTCACAAACTTCTTTAAGCTTTCGGCGATAAGCCACTTCAGGGTTATTAGGAATGATCATGGCCGTTGTTGTTCCATGCTGTTCACATTGATCAACCGCCCTTTCAATGAATGGCATTACATTTGAAAATGGTGGATTACACCATGCCAGTGTAGGGCCGTAAGCATTACCAACCCAGGGGGTAATGAAACAATCCCGATCTTCTTCAAGGGTAAAGTAGTTTTTAGCCTTAGCTGTTTTTTTAAGGCAACACACATCAAGGTCGAACTCGTTACCCACAAGAGACTCAATTGAACGAATCAACCAAAAAGGCGTTTGCCCCAGGTCTTTTTCATTTTCAGGAGTGTTTGAATTATTGTTATCTACTGCCATTTTTATTCCCTTACTGGTTAGTGGTTACAGCGACAATCATCACAAAGAGGACGGCCGCAAACAAATTGCCCGGCGTGACTAAATCCATGAGTTGCGACTTTTCCACAACTGCATTTTTCTTGGTGCTTCTCACACTGTCCGTTATCAAGGATCTTGGTAGAGCCACATTCACCCTGCCAAGGGGCGCAATAAGTACAAGCTGGCCCTGGCATCTTGTGATCTTGCTTTTGCTGCGTTAACTCTTCAGTGATGATCTTCAACTGCTTCTTTCGGATAAGTCCGGCGAACTCAATTGAATAACCAACCTTGCCAAGCACCATTGCAAAGGCGGCGTTAAAGCCTTGCTGGTAGCCTTTTTTAAAGCCTCTTGAATAACTCATTTTTGTTCAATCCCTTTTCTGTTTCGGTATTCGTTCAAACCATCCATCAAAGACTTAACGCCTTGCTTAGATTCGGCCTTGTGTTCTGATAGCTCAATTAAACCAGGTAACTTACTTGGCAAAGCTTCCAAAGGTGTGCGCTCGTAGCAATCGTAAGAGCTAACGAACTCTTTCTTCTTCCAAACAAGTTGATCATAGGTACACATGCAAAGCGCTCGCCATCCACCGATAGCTTTAACAGCCGCAATAGCTTGCTTGTCTTCCAGCTCAAGAGTGCCATAGCTACCAATGCGGCTAATCTCTCTCTCAATGCAAGCCCAGGCCATTTCTGCGCGGTCTTCAACAAGTTGCTGCTGCTCCTTAACTGAACCGCTGATGTTACGAATAAGATCCGCTGGCTTAGGGAAGAAGGTCCCGGCCTGATCAGTGTTCTTAATGTGCATCGACATTGCGCCAGAAACCTGCTCAATGCTTAGGTCCTCAAGTGCGTTAAAGTAAATTCTTAACAAAGGCTTAGTGATCTCCTTGCCGTAAAGTTCGCCAGCACCAAGCATAAGCTCGTGGAAGCTGTTCTTATCTGATTCTTGCATTACCAATCTCCCATTGTGTTATTAATGTTTTTCTGAGTAACCTGGCTAAACTGCTGCTGTTCAGGTTGAACGTTATCGGCAAAGAAGCTTTCAAGCTTTTCCCCGGTGCGACAAATTAGCTCAATGTCGTTAAAAGGTTTCTGTCTATCGTTTTGCCCCATTGAAAACGGATCATTACGACAACCATCAATAGCCTGTTTGATCTGATCAACCGTATAGCCTTCTTTCAACCTGGCCTTGATAGCTTTATCGCGTTTAGCGGTTAGCTTGCTGGTAGAAAGATTTTTACCCATAACGTCACACCAGTATGTGAACAAGTCGAAAGCAGGGTTAGCTTTAGCTGACGGAGTAGTTATTACTTCTTTACTATCTACTCTACTCTTATCTACTCTACTCTTATCTAGTCCCTTTTCTGTCACTGGTTTTGTCACACTTTTTTTGTGACATTGTTGTGAGTTGTCGCGTGACTTGCGCTTTCTCTCTGCATCGGAGGCTCGTTTCTTGGCTCCTTTGCCTAAGTGCCTTTCAAAGTTAGGAACGCAAAAACCGGACTCTGTTTTATCAAGCCAGCCAACTGTCACTAAAGCTTCCGTTAAACCTGTGACACCTGTCAGCCTATCAAGCAGGACTTTTGTCACAAGTGGAGCGTGACCATTTTCGGAATTAGAGTCGAACCACGACCAGACTCTTATCATTTTCCCGGTGATAGTGTCTGGATCTTCAATATCAAGAAGGGCGGCAAGCTCTAAAATTTCCGGCTTGTCTGGCGTTCCCTTTTCGATTTTTATCCAGAAGTCAGCCATTACTCGCCCTCGCTAAGAGCGATAAACTCACTGACTTCCATATCTAAAGCTTTGGATAGCTTTGTTAGGGTTTCAGGATTTACGCGCTTTTGGTTCTGCATTGCGTAAAGTCTTGCGCGACTAACGCCAAGCTTTTCAGCAAACTCACCTTTCTTAATGCCCTTTTTAGCCAGGGCGATGTTTAAAGACTTTTTGATATTCATGTTAACCTCTCATTGTGTTGATGTAGTAGATAGTAAGTGATATTTTTTTCATTGTAAAGTGTTGACATTAATTTTTGTCACTGCTAAAGTTCAATAATCAACACGGAGGCACAACATGAAGAAGGCAAGTATGAAGGTTTTAGCAGTAATGTCGGTGGTGGCGCTTTTATGTCTTGTAGGTCAAATGGACTATGAAGACGCAGTAAACCAGGAAGCACACTATTGCGATATGGTTGAAGCCGGACACTGGCCAGCATTCAATAAGAATGTTTCCTGTGATAATTCGTTCAAAGTAGAAGGTGAATAAAATGGATATTAAAAACAAAGGTGATTTAATCCAGGCGTTCGTTAATAAGTCTGAAGAAGTTCAGCGCTTAAATGATCAGCTTGGCGCGGCAGACTCACAACTTAGTGATCTGTATGAAGCTATCGCAACAGATGAAAATCTGATGGAACTTGTTCATGCTGGTGGTATTGCTACGGCTGGCGGTGAGCTAATCATTTTCAATAACAGCAGTGAAGAGCTTGTTATCTGCAAGTGCATTTCAAGTTATACCATTAAAGACGAGCTCAGCGCTGAACAGCTTGGTATCGTCAATGGTTACAAGACTGTTAGTGATGCTTGGTTTAATGCCGCTAAGAAAGAGCTTGAGTATTCAGAAACAACACTTGAGAAGCTTCTTGATAAAGTCGGCAAAGAAGGTTGCAAGTTATCTGAAGAGCAACTTGAAACACTTACTAAAGCTGAGGGTCGTGGCAATGAGTAACGGCGAATTAGTTACAAGTGATCAGCAATCATCACTTCCGGTTATGGCACAGCCGCACATGCGCCTAATTGAAATTGCAGTGAATAACGGCGCTGACATTACTCAGCTTGAAAAGCTTATGGATCTTCAAGAGCGCTATGAAGCAAACCAGGCTAAGAAAGAGTTCAACGCTGCAATGTCTAAGTTTCAGGCAATGCTTCCGGTAATTGAAAAGCTTGGCATTGTTGATTACACAACTTCAAAAGGTCGCACGTTCTACCAGTACGCCAAGATTGAAGATATTGCTAAGGCAATTCAGCCAGCGTTAAAAGAAACAGGCCTGTCTTACCGCTTCACGCAAAGCCAGGATAACGGAATTATCACCGTTCGCTGTATCGTTACGCACCAGAGCGGCCACTCAGAATACAGTGAGTTGGTATCTTCCCCTGATATTAGCGGCGGCAAGGATCAGCTTAAAAGTATCGCTTCGGCAATTTCATACCTTCGCCGTTATACATTGACTGGTATCTTGGGGATTGTTGTCGGTGGTGAAGACGATGACGGCGATTCTGTTCAGTACGATAACCAGGAACAGCAAAAGCCTGTTAACTGCTACCCGGATGAAGAATTTAATAAAAACTTCCCGGCCTGGTCTAAAAAAATAACTGATGGTAAGCACACAGTTGACTCGCTACACCAATTCTTGACTAAGAAGAACATTATCCTTAGCCAAGACCAATACTCAAAATTACAACAAGTAGGAAAGTAGAATGCAATTATTCAAAGTAGAACAAGGTACACCGGAATGGCACGAACTTCGTGACACTCACTTAACCGCTTCTGATGCTTCGGCAATGATGGGCGCAAGCAAGTACAAAAGCCGCACTCAGCTAATGAAAGAAAAGAAGTTTGGTGTTAAGGAGAAGATCACTCCGGCTAAACAATCGCTTTTCGACAAGGGCCACGCAGCAGAAGACGCAGCTCGTGATCTTCTTGAGGTTGATATGCTTGAGTCATTCGCCCCGGTTGTTGGTGGTATCGAGATTGACGGCTTAAAGCTACTCGCTTCACTGGATGGTCTATCAGAAGATCAGCAAATGGTATTCGAGCACAAGCTTTGGAATGAAACGCTTGCTGAAAATGTTCGCAATAACGTGCTTGAAGATACTCACTACTGGCAGTTAGAGCACCAGCTTCTTGTATCCGGCGCTGAAAATGCTTTGTTTATGACTTCAGACGGCACAGCAGATAAACGCGAATACATGCACTACATTTCAATCCCTGAACGCCGTGAGCAGTTAATCGCTGGATGGAAGCAGTTCAATAAAGATCTCGAGTCTTTTGAAATGGAAGCTAAAAAAGAAGTTGTTGTTGCTGAAAAAACTAGCCTGCCAGCTATTTCATACAGCGTAACAGGTACAGAGATCACCACTAACATTGCTATGTGTCTTGACCAAATCAAAACAATGGCCAGTGAAGAAATGAGCAAGGTCCTGGAAACAGATCAGGACTTCGCCGACAAGGACCAGCTTAACAAAGATGTTAAGAAGGCTCGCGCCGGGCTCAAAGATATGATCGCCAAGGTTCGCGGCGAGTTTGTTAGCTACTCACAGTTTGAAGAAATCGCTCAAGAAATGGATGGTGTTCTTCAGCAAATGCAAAGCCACGGAGAGAAGCAAGTTAAGCAAGCCAAAGAAGCTAAGAAGCAAGCTATCTGGACTGAAGCCGATAACAACCTTCGTCAACATATCGCTGAATGTGATGATAAATTAAAACCAATGCTGTTAGCTGGCATCATGGGCGCGTTTACTCCTGATTGGGCTGGCGCAATGAAGAACAAGCGCACCATTGAAAGCTTAACCAATTCTGTATCTGAAGAGCTGGCTAAGTGGAAGGTAGAGATTAATCAGGTAATGGACCGTGTTGTTCCTAACCTTCAATACCTTCGTGAACATGCAGCGGATTACAAATTTTTATTCTCTGATGCTCAGCAGCTAGTTAACCAGGACGCTGAACCATTTCAGGCGATAATCAAATCACGCATTGCTGATCACAAGCAAGCTGAAGAAGAGCGACTTGAAGCTGAACGCAAGCGCATTCAAAAAGAAGAAGAGGAAAAGGCTCAACGTGAAGCTGAAGCCAAAGCAGAGGCAGAGCGTGAACGTATCCGCAAGGAAGAACGCGCCAAGGCTCAAGCTGAAGAGCAAGCTAAACGTGAGCAGGAAGAAACTGACCGTTTACAGCGTGAAGCAGAAGAGAAGGCTAAGCAGCCAGAGGATTCTACTCCTGAAGTAACTGAAAGTGATTTCATTTCAGAGGTTCTTTCTAATAACGAAGCCATTAACCCAGGACTTAAAAAGTTCACCGTTCAAGTTGAGTGGTCCGGCTATTCTCGTGGTTACTCAGTTTATGAAGTTGAAGCTGAAGATGAAGAAGCAGCTAAAGAACTTTATTCTAAAGGCAGTAGACTTGAGCATGTTGTTGTTCGTGATGACACTGAATCTCAAGAAGTGAATATCATTAAGTAATTAACCTGGCGGTGTAACAACCGCCACCACTTAAACCAAAGTAGAGATATAACATGAAAACGATTTTTACATACGACACTGAAACAACTGGCTTGCCTAACTGGAAAGTGCCAAGCGATTCACCTGAACAGCCTCACTTAGTTCAATTGGCTGGTGTTCTTTCTAACGCTGAAACTGGCGAAGAAATTCAATCAATGAACGTGATCATTAAGCCGGACGGTTGGGAAATTCCTGAAGAAGTAACAGCGGTTCACGGTATCACGACTGAATACGCGCTTGAGTATGGTATCCCTGAAGGAATGGCCGTGGCAATGCTTCACATGATCCGTGGTGACGCTGAACGAGTAGCGTATAACAAGACTTTTGACCAGCGCATTATTCGTATTGCAATGAAGCGCTATATGTCTGAAGAGTGCATTGAAAAGTGGGCGGAAAAATCAGACCACCACTGTGCAATGCGAATGGCTCAAAAAGAGCTAGGCGGTAAAAATCCAAAGCTTGTTGATGCTTACAAAGCTATTTGTGGCAAAGACTTGGTAAATGCTCATAGCGCAATGGCTGATACACTGGCAGCGCAAGAAATCTTTTTCAAACTTAACTCAGGAGAGTAATCATGGCAGATCGCAAAACAAATGTAGCTGACTTTATCGGTGAATGTAACGCTGGAATTATGATTGAAAAGCTTGCACTAGCTTTAAGTGATGCGGCACTAGCTCAAATCACTCACGGTATCGGCAGCAAAAAAGCGAAGGTATCACTTGAATTTACCTTTCAACAAATGGGTGATAACGATCAGGTTATCGTTTCTCACAAGCTATCAACCAGCAACCCAACTAAGCGCGGTAAGAAGTTTGAAGAAGATATTACCGATACAGCTTTCTTTGTTGGCAAAGGTGGCAAGCTAACCATCAACGCACCAGAAGAAGACGACAGCGGCCAGTTCAACCTAACGCATGAAAATGTTGATAAAGAAACTGGTGAAGTACAGCAACACTCAAACGTTCGCCGCTTGGCCAACTAATTAAAACCGCCGGGTTAACGCCCGGCAAACCTTAAATTTTTATTAGAGAGTAAATAACTATGTCAATGACTAAAGAAGCAATCCAGCACCTTGAGAAAACTGTTCTACTTGCAGGCGTAAACGCTTCACTTTCTGAAGTAAAAGCTCAATCACCACTTATCGCACTGCCTGAAGGCGTAAAGCTTTCTGATCTTGAAGGTCACATGGAGCACCGTACTTCTTACCGCTTCAATTTCTCAACCAAATCAATCAAAGACTTTGGTGAATACTGCAAAGAGTTCGACAAAGAAGGCGCTAAGTGTTTTGTTAACTCTGATCGCATGTATGCAGAAACCATCTTTGACCTTGGTACAGAAGATAAGCCTCTTCACCAGCGCCACAACTCAAAGCTTCAACTTGATAAGACAGCAGCGTTTAAAGCTATCCTTTGCGTAAATGGCGATCACATGAGCCAGAAAGCAGCGGCTAACTTTGTTGAAGACTGGGCCGACAATATCAAGGTGGTGAACAGTGACGGCGAGTCTATGACCAACAGCCAGGCGGCCAAGCAATTGCGTGAAATCACTATCGAGCAAGTTAGTAACCGTGATAGCAAGGTTAGCGACTTCGGCGAGTCTATGAGCGAGTTTGAGAAGATTGAAGCTAAGAACCAGGACAAGATCCCGGCAACGATTGAATTTACTTGCCAGCCTTACCACGGCTTAGCTAATCGAGCGTTTACCGTTCGTGTATCAATCCTAACTGGCGGCCAGAAGCCTGAAATCTGCTTCCGTATCATTAAGCTTGAAGCGCAAGAAGAAGATATGGCTGAAGAGTTCAAAGAAATTCTGGTTGAAATGTTCAAAGACTCTGAACTAAAAACATTCATCGGCGAAAGCTAAGATTAACTAACCAAGTTGAACTATCTGGAATTTCCGGATAGTTCACTTTAACAAGGAAATACCATGCAAAATAATGCACCACTTGATAAGGGCCGTGTTGCTGTAGTAGTTGAGAAGTATCCAACCAATCAGCTTGATCAGAACAACCAGCCTCAAATGAAAAACCGCTATGCCACAGTAGGACGCGCAACTCTTTGGCCTAACAAGCAAGGCTCTAACATGCCTAACATTGAAGTTGAGCTTGATACTATGCCAGTAGGTCAAACTGGTCCGGTTAAAATGTATATCTTCTGGAACTCTGAAGATAACCAGAACCAAGCGCCTCAACAAACTGGCGGTTATCAACAACAGGCAGCGCCACAGCAACAAGGTGGTTACGGCCAACAGCGAGGCCGATAATGGGAAAAGTTTTAGACTTACTCAGTAAAGGCGCAAGCGCTCCGGCTGGTGACGTTACTCACGTTAACGAAGCCAAAACAGCAGAAGAAGCGCTTGCTGTACTTTCAAAAGAGGCAAGAAAGGCATTGCGTGAAACGGGACTTTGGAACCAAGAGTTTCACGGTAATGAAATCGTAGCGGTGATCGCCTGCTTTATTGCGGCGAAAGCAGAACTGGATAAGAAGAATGAAAGTAATTGAGCGCGATAAAAAACGTAAGTCGTGTTTTGGTTGTAAGCATCTTGAAGTAAAAGATATTTGGCGTGGAATGCACACGGCATCTTGCGGCTTAACTGACGGTCTTTTAATTCCTCACGAATGGACTGGTGAGGTTGTTGTAATAAACGGTATTGGTGATTTCTGCAAAGGAAAAGAAGTTGAATAGCGTTATCAAGGTTGTATTCATGCCTAAACGGTTAAAAGCCAAAAGGCATGAATACTTAATTAACACCGACAACTACAAAACCGCTGAAGATATAGCAAGTAAGCGGTTGTTCTTTGATGGTCACAGCAAGAAAGACTTCAAAGAGGTTGTTATGGCTCAAGTTCAAGTATTTGATAAATAAGGTATTTATGAAAAAAGTAGCTTTAATTATCGGCCACTCAGCTAAAAGCCCAGGGGCCACAAACAAAACTTACGGCACAAGCGAGTTTGAATTTAACGGGCCGCTTGCTCATTCGGTGGCTGAAAAGCTTATCTTGGAAGGTTACGAGCCAATCATTATTTATCGTGACTGCTCATACTCAGCACTGCCAGGTAAGGTAAATCAAACTGAAGCTGATATTGCTGTTTCATTCCACTGCAACGCCTTCAATGAGAAATCAAACGGCTCAGAAACGCTTTACTACAAGCACAGCTCAAAAGGTTTCTTGCTTGCCTCGTGCATTCAAGAGCAAGTTGTTAAGTGTTTGGGCCTTAAAGATCGCGGCCTTAAACCTTGCGTAGCTTCGCACAAAGGTAAAGCTGGTGATCGCGGCGGTCTTCTCCTTCAGAAAACTTCAATGCCTTGTGTCATTGTCGAGCCGTTCTTTATTGATAGTGACGCATCATTAGAGTTGGCTAATCACAAGTTTGAAGAGTTGGCTGAAGCTTATGTAACTGGCATTAAGCAATTCATCAAGGGGGGCGCATGAGTTTCTTAGCAAAGATAACTGATGTTGTTGGTGGATCATTGTTTGGCTCAGTTAAAGAGCTGATCACCGATTACTTTCCACCGGATATGTCGCCAGAGAAAAAGGCAGAGCTTCAGCAAAAGATTGATGAAATGGAGTTCAAGAAGCAAATGGCTATCCTGGAAGCCGCGGCTGATGCTGAAAAAACGCTTAACCAACGAATAGCAGAGCAAGAAGGAACAGCAAGCGACCTTAAACAGTTGCCGATAGTTGGCCGGATAGTTTTGTTTCTTCGCGGTATGCAACGCCCTATGTGGGGATTCTTTGTTATGTATCTGGATTATGAATGGTTCAGCAATCCTTCAACAAAATTTCTAGGCAATAAGTTAGTTCAAACGTTCTCAGAACAGCAGCAGACAGCGCTTATTGTGATCAATCTATTGGTATTGGGTTTCTTATTTGGTGAGCGTACCGTCAAGAACCTTGAGCCACTAATCATAAAAGTGTTTGGAAAGTCAGGTAAATAAGGTAATTTAGTCGCTTGAATGATATACTTATTAAAATGTCAAGCGACAATTAAACCTATATTATGGACAAACATATGCCACAGGATACTTTAAGTTTTATACAGCGCCTACAGGAGTACGGGATACTCGGTTATGCGTGGATACTACTCGTAAGCTTT